TCTTGAGTTCGTCCCTCAAGTTGACCGTATGCAGTTCAGAGCGGTGATGAAGTACCGCAACTCAATAAAGAACTCCCTTACAGAGTCCGAAACCATCATGGTGAAGTGGTCCGACGCTCCAGTGCAGCCACCGCCGCAAGAGGATTACGACATGACGGCGTATTGCACCCAGCGTGAGCATGCATTTATGAGTGCTCGGTATTTGATGAGCCTGCGCCGCCGTGTGGATCACACGATCACGTTTAAGACGTTGCCAGACGGCTTGAAGCTAGCGCCGGGGGATTACATACGCTTCGACACCAATTCCGCCCCTTATAGAGCCCTTTATTCAGGCGTAATCAGAGCGGATGGAACGTTGTTGTGTGTATCACCTCCACCGGATGGAACCTACGACGGTCATTTTTATCTAGCTAACGCTTCAAGCGTTACTGATCATTCCTTCACCATCCTCAATGGGAAAGTTGTAGGTAGCCAGTTCTATGGAGCGCTTTTCAATATCCCTAATTCACCAAGCCTTAAAGGAGGTGGATCAATCCCTGAGCGCCTGGGTGTTTACTTGGTTGAACAGATCACCCTTGGAGAGGATGCCTTAGTAGAGGTAGTAGCGAGCCATTTTCCAGTGGACCAAAACAATGTCTCTAAAATTGTCAACGATGTCTTAGATAAAACGAGCTTCGAGGTGATTACATGACCCATTTTCCGCGTCACCCGGTTCCTACTGGTCGGATCTACAAAGCTGGTGATTACTCTCATGGCACCTATCGCGCTATGAGCGGAGCTGAGGTACGGATCCTCTTTGGCAATAAGCGTCTTGCCTCTACTGTTCAGCTCATATACAAAAACATTCCAGACAGAGATGCGGAGGAGCTATTGGATCACTACAACTCAGTTAAAGGAACTTTCGAGTCATTTGAGGCAGGAGGCGCCACCCTGAATGCCGGCTGGACTGCAACGACTGGTGCGCTCAATACCACCACCATGGTTACGGATACGGAGTGGAGGTACGCTCAACCGCCGCAGCTACAATCGGTTTACATCGGTCTTTCATCCGTAACCGTTGACCTTGTTGCTGTGACTATTTAACTAATGGCTTATTACAGTGGAGCTAATGGTGATCTTTGGATTGCCGGCACAGCCGTTGCTCGGGTTCAGAAATGGGCTTTTAGCACGACCGTTGCTGTATTAGATACGACTCCGTTAGGAGATACAGATGCAACGTCTGCGTATGGCGTAAGAAGAACAGCGGGAAGCTGTTCACTTTTTTATTGGCAGGAGGGCACCGCGCAGGGCGATTGCAGCAGACTTATTCAAAACATTGTTAAAGGTCGCACGACAACAACAGTACAAGGAATAGCGGCAGTTCCGGAAGTTACAAACCTCAGGTTGAGGTTGAATGACGGTACGGTTGTGGGTGGCACCAATGTTGGGAAGTTTATTCGTGGGGAAGTTCTTCTTACATCAGCAACTATGACTATGGCTCAAGGCGATGTCTTCTCTGCTGATGTTACCTTTCAATTCATTGGCGCTCCTGTACAGGCGACTTTATGACTAAAGGGGTATATCTCGGCAATAATGGAAGTATTGAGATTTCACGCGGAGCACTTGGCGCTCCTTGGGTAGGAGATCTTAACGCCGCTGATGTAAACGTTCCAAGGCGTAGGTTCTCAGTCTTAGGAGTGGAGGGATTGTTTATTACTGGCGACCGTATCGATATTTCCATACTAACTACGACGGGAAATTTAGAACTTATTGCCAACTGGGCTTTCCCTGATTGGAGCGGCTTTGTAGCTATAGACGATGCCGGCGGGATGCGTCTATATAATAGTTTTGCCGATGCTGTTAATGGTCTAGAAGCAGACGCTTTGGAATTAATTGCTCCCAGTGCAACTCAACAAATAACTATAGCAACAGGTAGCATAAAAGGCTACCAATATAAATTTGTTTCTAAGGTTAAAAGTTATCAATTTACTACTAATCGAAATACAGTAGATCTAAGCGGAATAGGTGATGATTTTCAACAAATGTTTACATCGGGTCTGATATCCGGGCAAGGAACTATTGAGTGCTTCTGGGAATATGAGAGACAACTTTGCGAGGATGATTGTTCAGGACAAATTGAACTGCCCCAGTATTTTACTGAATTAGTAATTAGATTGCAGCAGGGTTCAAATTTCGCTGGCAGATTTCATATCTTTACCGACCCTACTAGGAGCATTTGGTGGGACTGCCCAATTTGCATAGCTACCAGCGTAGCTATGAACTTCGAGCCCACCGCTCCGATTCATACGCGCATCGAATTTGTAACCTCCGGTCAGATCCGTATGCGTATTGGTCGCCCTGAAGGGTTCCTTGCTGTTGAGCAAAGCGGCTTGCTGCTCCAGGAGGCCCCGCCAGGTGTAGAGCCCTTCGGGATCGAGCTTCAAGACGACTGACCTAGACTGCTAAAAAGTTTTTTGTGCTTGCGGCATGCCCGACTTAAAAATTAGCGAGCTGTCACCGTTAGCTGGCAACTTATTGCAGGAGACGGACCCGGTAGCGGTTGCTGATCTCAGTGCGTCTGAGACAAAGAGTTTGACCGCTCTGCAATTGGCTACCGGCATCGCGCCGATGTTCCCGGCTGGCAGCATTTCGCTGGGTGCCGTTAATCTCGCAATTGGTCCCGGCTCCATTGACACTACTGAGATAGCTAATGACGCAATAACAGACATCAAACTTGCCGACAACTCGTCAGCAATTATAGGCATATCGCTTCCTGCCACTGGTGAGTTTACAGGTCAATTATATATTGATACGGCTACCAATTTCGGGTCTTACTGGAACGGCACCGTCTGGACTGACTTAGCATTTACGTTAGTTGAGGACTCCGTAACAGCTGCCATACTTGCCAATAACTCGTCAGCAGTTATAGACGCAACGTCTCCTACTACCGGTAATTTTACAGGTCAATTATATATTGATACGGCTACCAATTTCGGGTCTTACTGGAGTGGCACTGCCTGGACTAGCTTAACACCTAATATAGCTGATAACGCAGTAGCAGCCTCTAAACTTGCCAACAACTCGTCAGCAATTATAGGTACAGCAGTTCCTACTGCTGAGTTTACAGGTCAATTGTATATTGATACAACTACCAATTACGGGTCTTACTGGAACGGCACTGCCTGGACTAGCTTAACACCTAATATAGCTGATAACGCAGTAGCAGCCTCTAAACTTGCCAATAACTCGTCAGTGGTTATAGGCACATCGCTTCCTGCCACTGGTAATTTTACAGGTCAATTATATATTGATACGGCTACTAATTTCGGGTCTTACTGGAGCGGCACCGCCTGGACTGGCTTAACACCTCAGCTAGGTACTAACTCAGTAACAGCCACCGAACTTGCCAATAACTCGTCAGCAATTATAGGTACAACAGTTCCTACTGCTGAGTTTACAGGTCAATTTCGTATCGATACGGCTACCAATGAAGGGTATTACTGGGACGGCAGCGTCTGGACTGGCTTTCGGGGAGAGGCAGCCGTTGGAAGCATCGCCACGGGTACTGGGTCTGTCGCTATCACACCAGTTGCCGGTACTACGGCCGGTGAGATTAAACTTAATACGGCGTTCACTAGTAGCACTGCTGCGGCTCAGTTTATAGCTGGTCCGACTGCTAGCGCAGGTACGGTGAGCTACCGATCAATCATTGGTGCGGACCTGCCGACCGCTGGAACCGCAAAAGGTGCGGTCGCGGTTTCAGGCAACGGCTTGAAGATGGACGGGGAGACACTTGAAATTGATAACGAGATTGCGGCTTCTACAAGCTTCGGTGTTACTCAGGTAAACGTGAATGGTTTAGTAACTGATCATCGAGTCATAACTGGAGCTGATCTGCCGATACCCACGACTACAACGGTGGGCGCAGTGATGATCGGAGATGGCATTGCTATTTCTAGCACCGGCAGTATCAGTCTTGATGAGCAGTCTGGCGTAACACCTGCTGACTATACGAAGGTGACGGTCAATGATCGAGGGATTGTCACCGCTGGAACGAATCTAGCCGCCGCTGATATCCCTGACCTGAGTGCGGCGAAACTCACCAGCGGTTATGTCAATCCTCAGCGGATCGATAGCCACACGATTGAGCGAGAAAAGCTAGCGCCTTATTCCATTGCGTTTATTCAGGAGGCCTCACCGGCCACTGACGACGCAACACTTTTTGCTGGTTGTCTCTGGTTCCAGGAATCCACAGCACAACTGCGCATGTGGAACGCCAACGCTTGGACATCGGTTGGGTTCGGTCGTCTGGCTGCAGACAACCTGCGATTCGGTGGAACGATTAGCGCAACTTCAGGCGATATCACTGGGGTCACTTCTGCT